CCTCTCCAGTGTTGGTTAGTTTGAGAACTTAAATAATCCTCATCGTGTTCGTAGCATGATCCTGCAATAATAGCTGTAATGTCTCTTCCGTCTGCTCGACTGGAGTAAGCAATCTGTCTGCCTTGTTGATGTCCTGCGAAACACGACATGTGCTTACGAGTGAGTAACGTTCTAGCCGATGTAATCGGTCTTCCCATGACACCACTTGCAAAATAGTGACTATAAGCAATACCATCAATAACAACCACATCAAGAAAAGGATATACAGTCCAACCATATTCTTCATATTTAAGATCTCCTATGCTAATTAAATCTTCTAACTTACGATCATTATTGATAGCTCGATCAATACGATCTTCATGATTACCTAAAGTTAATATCATCTCAGGTTTATAAAGTTTACGTTTGTCTTTACGCTGTCTGTTTTGTAATCGAACTAGAGGAGCTGTAAGGGCATCCATAGCTTTATGAACTGCTTTAATATCTGACTTATAAGTTCTGCCTTCAAAGGCTTTTTTACCTGTATCATACGAAGAAAGACTAGGCATATCTGCAAAGTCTCCTATACATACAATAACATCAGGTTGTTTATCTACAATATACTGACCTAACCATTTTAAATACTGTACTGAGTGTCCTGGTTTAACCTGACAATCAGGTATCACTAAATGCTTTCTCATGAAAGTTTACCTCCAGAATTTATATATGAATCAACTTCACTCTCTATATCTGCTTGTTCTTCTACATTAATAATACCTAAGTCTATTAATTGCATAACAGCAAATTCAATAAGAGCTTGTGCTTCTTTATCATCGACTTCGCACTTAAAGGAACAACTACCATCTTCATTTCTTAAGAAGTTTTTTATAATCACTTATCCAGTCCTTTCTGGCATCGAGCCATTCAAATCCATTATTGTCAGCCCACATCCAGTAGGTAGTTTTACTCCCTTTACGAATCTTAACATCAGGATTCATAAATAAGAATATAACACGAGTCTTTGGATTGCACTGTTTAAACCACACCATCTTCTTTCTAGTTTCTAAGTCTAGTTTACCTTTAGCTTCAATGTATATCTCAGCAGTGCCAGGCTTAAAGTCAGGAATATAGGTGCGTTCTATAGCAGGTTGGATATAGGAATACTTATTGGGTTCATACTTACAAGATGTAAATACTTTCTTAAGTTTATCCCAAACTGTTTTTTCAAACTTACTTCTGAATGAGGGCATCAAATCTATCCTTGTAATAAGAGTTTTCTTCTCTTAGAATCCATAAGCATCCTGCATTCATAAGAAATTCATTATCGTTACCATAAAGGTTTCTAACAACACTAAGCATATCAAGTTCTGATAAACTAGAACTTAATAAAGTTTTAGCTTTTTTATCACCAATCTTCTCAATACCTTTAATATTGTCAGAGGTATCACCCTTAAGACATTGTTCATAAAATAGACGAAGACCTTCTATATCTGTCTGATCAACAAAAGTATCAGGTCTTGTCCATCCTTTGCCACTGATTTCCCAGGAGAAATGCTTTCCTGGTATCTGGAGTAAATCTTTATCAAGGGAACATATTATCGTATTATCTGTTTGATTTATTCCCAAAGCATCATCTGCTTCTAACCCATCAGGGGCAAGTTCTGCATTTAAAGATTGCATCGCATAATCACGACACGCTTCTAAATGCACAGGTTTAGGTGCTCTACGATGTGCTTTGTATTCAGGATAAATAGTTTTCCTGAAATTACGAGAGCCTGTAAGAAATGCTTGGTATTCAGTAGCTCCTACCTTTTCAATGATCTGATCAAACAGTTCATTCATACGATAGATAGCTATACCTACATCATCTTTCTCAGCACTCGCTGCACTTCGAAAGCACACTAAATCCATGTCAACTAAAGCTTTCATTATAATGGAATATCGTCTTCCATATCTGCAACTGAATTAACAGACTTGTTATCCATTACATAGTTCTCAAACTCTTTAGCCATAGCTAAAATGTCTGCGACAGAAGGTTGTTTACCTTCAGCAGTCAAAGCTGAGATAGAAGAAGAGATAGATGACTGTCTTACGATCATAACTTGACGTTGTGCTCGTTCTTCTTTAGTTTCATAGTTACTACCAGTGACTCGTGTAGTTGGTTTAGCATTACTTGTAGTGCTTGTAGCTTGTGCTATTGCATCAGCTCCAATACTAATCCACTGCCAATAGCCATTGTCATCTTTCTGAGTATTGACATCTACTGTGTCACCTTTTTGCCATTCTTTAGCCTGTTTAAACACATCAGGATTACTGAATGACATTAGCTTTTTAGATTGTACTTGACCACTATCATTCTTATATGTTACTTCCATTGACTGATATGATCTACCATTCTTAGTTGAATGAGTATTAGGTTGTCCTACATCAATTACTGTGATTTGCATTTATAATCTCCATATCACCCCATGTTTGTCCAACTTGACATTCGACTCGCATAGGTAAGTTAAAATCTACTCCAAATAACTTACTAAAGTTATCAGGAACATCTTCAAAACATTTATCAACTATGTTGACCAATGTAACATTATCCCACACTTTTGGATCAAAGTCAAGGATAATGGAATCGTGAACAGTATTCACCATCTTCACTCCATCACGACCTTTAAGACGATTTCTCAATGATACTCGAGCTATCGCCATTAAATCTGCACCGAGTCCTTGAACTGGATAATTTAATATCTTTGTTCGAGGATACTTCATCTTACCATACTTAATCTCAGGCTCATAAAAATAAGTACGTCCTGTAGGCATGATAAGTTTATGATCTCTTTTAGCCTTAAAGAATATCTCTTCGTGCCACTGATATAAGTTTTTATATTTATTATAGAATTCTTTAATGATATTTTCCCAGAACTCTTCTTTACCTACATCTTTAAAGTTAGGATCATTAGCATAAGACCAAGCACTGCCTCCATAGATTAATCTAAATACAAAAGTCTTAGCAATCAATCTACTTGGTAGTCCAAATCTTTTCTGATTATCAGAGTGCATGTCTGTGCCTTTCCATATCTCATCAATCGCTACTTGATCTTGAGACAAATAACTAGCACCTACCCACTCTAGTTGTTTTGCATCTGCTTGTAATAACATTAGTAATGCCTCTTAATATAATCTATTAATTTCTTTTTAGAAGGTACATCTAAGTGTTTCATTAAAAACTCAGGACCATCTATCTGAATCACATCTTCAATATCATGAATAATATATTGTATCCAAGCTTCCTGAACTCCAAGCTTTTCTATATATTCATAAAGCTCATCTAAACGTCTTGTTCTAAATGATTCATGGGTTCCAAAACAATCCCAAGGATACCAAAATGCACCTTTGTAATTATCTTTCATTAGTAGTGCTTTGCTAACCATTTAACAATCTGCTCAGTAGAGTAGTCATTAAGATTTTCCATAACTATCTCAACACCTATCTCTTGAATGATTGTGTTTATATCATTAACTGTATGTACTACATAAGCTTCTTCCTGATCTGATTGAAGTTGCATACCTTCATCATAATCAGGTGTGTAGTTGTCACTGTTCATATTGCCTCCTTATATCGTGATAATAATAGTCCTTTGATTTCACCATCAAAGTTCTGTAAATTAGGTTTACTACTTGATAGTCTACCTGTCCTTGCCACACATTGGTTAAGTTGTCCATAGATATGACCTCTTTCCCAATTCTGTTCTGTAATCAAATTAACTAAACCTTTATAGTATGCTGTCATTCTCTTCTCTAAAACGGCTCTTGTCAATATAATCTTAATAACTTCTGATGCTTTCTTTGATCCTGCTAAACTACGAAGTGTTTGTTCATCAGTAGAGTATAAACCTTCTTTCTCTAACTCTGACCCTTTTAAAGGTTTTACAAGTCTAGGAAACTCTATTTCATGGGCTTCCCATTTGAATCTTGGTTGTCCTTCTTTCTCTCCCGACTTATAAACCCCATTAGGCAGTCTCCTCCTAAATGTAACATTACCACCATATAAGAAAGCACTAAGGTGATCAACGCTATTGGGATTGAAATCATCACACTTATGTATGTCATACAACCTTTTATCAAGCTTTGCAATTTGTTCCTCCATTTCATGTCCTAAAATCTCTGACTTATCCTGATCGTATAAGACACCATTAAACTCCATTTCCTCAAGAACAAGTAAGTCCTGATTGTGTAAGCTAATGAGTCTTTTAAGATGTGGATTTACTTCAAGATCTTCTAACTGTTTTAAATATACTTGCTCTGTAAGATCTAAATCTTTCTGCAAATACTCCTCTAGAATATCACGAGGAATCTCATTAGTATCAATGCCGTTCTTCCAATATTCTTCTTTAACTACATCTAGTTTAGTCTCTAGTCCATAGTGTTCACAAACTTGATTTAAGCTAGGATATGGTTTAGATTGTCCCATTAGGATAAAGTGTACCAACTGACAATCCCATATTCTTTTATCCTGAAAGTCTATACCATACTTACGAATCCAATGTAGATCAAATTTAATATTAAATCCTACAAGCATATCGTGATTGTTGATGACCGACTGAACACGATCAAGGTCATCTCGATATGGATGTTCTGTATACTCGATGTCATAGATACCATTGTCTTTGAGACCTATGAGA